AAGTACTACAGGTACTATAACAGTGAGTATTACATAATGGCCATAACACATTCAGATTTTTTAACACAAGTAAGAAACTACACTGAAGTAGATAGTAATGTTTTAACTGATTCTATTATTGATGGTTTTATTAGAGCAACAGAGTTGAATGTTGCAGGCCAAGTAGACTATGATGATTTAAGAAAATACTCAACTTCTACATTTACGTCAGGAAACAGATATGTTTCATTACCTGCAGATTGTATGATTATCAGATCGATACAAGTAATAAATGGTTCTGATAGAACTTTTTTAGAACGTAGAGACACTAGTTTTATATCTGAATACAACAGCGGTGGTACTACAGGAGAACCTAAATTTTGGGCAAATTGGGATGATTTTAATGTATTAGTAGCACCAACTCCTAATTCAGCTTACACAATTCAAATTAATTTTATTAAAGATCCTCCACATTTTAATAGTTCAACAAACACTTTTTTATCTACTTATCAAGAACCTATGTTATTACATGGTGTCTTAACAGAAGCTTTTTCTTATCTTAAAGGACCTCAGGATCTTTACACGTTGTATAAAAGCAAGTATGATGAAGAGATACAGAATTTTGCCCTTCAACAAATGGGTAGAAGAAGACGAGGAGAATACGATAGTGGGGTACCTAGAGTTAAGATACCTTCACCATCACCATAAAATTAATAAGGAGAATAAACTATGGCAATAACAACAAACGCAATTTGTGATTCTTTTAAAAAAGAATTACTAAAAGGATCTCACGACTTTGATACTTCAGGGGACGGTGGAGATACATTTAAATTAGCTATGTACACAAACGCAGCGACACTAGGTAAATCAACTACAAGCTACTCTACTAATCCAGGAGGTGGCTCTAATACTGAGGTAACTTCATCTGGATATACAGCAGGTGGGGGATCTCTTGTCAACCAAGGGGTAAAAGTTTCATCTTCAGTAGCAATTACTGATTTTGCTGACTTATCTTTTACTGGAGTTACTTTAACTGCAAGAGGAGCTTTAATTTACAACACTCAAACTAATGGTGGTTCAAATACTACTGACGCAGTTTGTGTATTAGATTTTGGTGGAGACAAGACTGCAACATCTGGAACATTTACAATCCAGTTCCCTGCGTTCACTACATCTGCTGCAATCTTGAGAATTGCATAATAAAAAGGAGTAACCATGGCTTTAGTAGTAAATGATAGAGTAAAAGAAACTTCAACAACAACAGGCACAGGAACCTTTGATTTAGCAGGAGCTGTATCTGGTTTTGAAACATTTGTTGCAGGAATTGGTAATTCTAACACTACTTACTATGCCATAACAAACTCAAACGGAGAGTTTGAGGTTGGTTTAGGTACTGTAACAGATGCGGGAACTGACACTTTAGCGAGGAATACAATTATCTCATCATCTAACAGTGATGCTGCAGTAAACTTTTCTGCAGGTACTAAAGATGTATTTTGTACTCTTCCTGCATCTAAAGCAGTTATTGAAGACGCAAGTAATCATGTAACTTTACCACATGATTTATTTGTTGAGGGTGGTCTTATTGATCTTAAAAATGATGGCGGTGCTGTATCACAGATTAAATTTTATTGTGAGTCTAGTAACGCTCACGCACAGACACTTATTGGTGCACCACACTCAGTAGCTGCAACAAATACCTTAACGCTACCCGGTGGAACCACAATAGGAAACAGTGCTGCAACTCTTGTATCTGATATAGGAACACAAACTTTAACAAACAAAACTTTAACAAGTGCAGTATTAAATAGCACAATAAGTGGAACTTCAATTAAAGATGAAGATAACATGGCATCTGACAGTGCCAGTCACTTAGCAACACAGCAATCAATTAAAGCATACGTAGATACACAAGTAGCTACAGTTCCAGTAGGAGATATTACTTCAGTTGTAGCTGGTACAAACTTAACAGGTGGTGGAACATCAGGAGATGTTACATTAAATTTAGCTGACGCTTCTACGTCTGCCAAAGGTGCTGCATCATTTAGTTCCGATAACTTTGCTGCTAGTTCTGGAGCAATAACAATTAAAGATGCTGGTGTAGCCACAGCCGAATTACAAGATAATGCAGTTACGACTGCAAAAATTACTGATTCTAATGTGACGACAGCCAAGATAGCAGATTCTAATGTGACGCTTGCCAAAATGGCTGCAAACAGTATCGACAGTAATCAATATGTTGACGGTTCAATAGACACAGCCCACATTGCAAATGATCAAATTACGAATGCTTTAATGGCAGACGATGCTATAGACACAGCTCAGATTGCTGACAATGCTGTTTCATTAGCCAAAATGGCATCAGGTACAGATGGTAATATTATTTCTTATGACGCTTCAGGAAATCCAGTTGCAATAGCAACAGGTAGTGCTGGACAAGTTTTAACTTCAGCAGGAGCTGGGGCACAGCCATCTTTTCAAACACCTACGGTTGGAGATATTACTTCAGTTGTAGCAGGCGATGGTTTAACAGGTGGTGGAACATCAGGTGATGTAACTTTAAATGTTGGAGCAGGTACAGGTATTGATGTAGCTGCAGATGCAATTTCTGTAGACGTGTCTGACTTTATGACAAACGGATCTAACAACAGAGTTGTTACAGCAACTGGGACTGACGCACAAAATGCTGAAGCTAATATGACTTTTGATGGATCTACACTAACAGTAACTGGAGATATTGTTCCAGGAGCTAACGATAGTCATGATCTTGGAGCATCTGGAAATGTTTGGCAACATGTATATACTGGTGACTTACATTTAAGTAATGAAGCGAAAGCTGAAGGTAATGCTGTTGATGGTACAAAAGGTAATTGGACTATTCAAGAGGGTGAAGAACATTTATTTATTTTAAATAATAAAAATGGTAAAAAATATAGATTTAAACTAGAAGAGATGTAATGATTTTTAATTTTGACTCAAAACAATATGATAGTGAGAAGTTGTCTGAAAAAGGTAAGTTGTATTTACAAAAAATACAAAGCGTTGTTTCTAAAAAAAGTCAATTAAGTTTTGAATATAATGATTTAGAAATTATACAAAAACACTACTCTGATCTGCTTACTAAAGAATTACCATTACCAGAAAAGGTAGAAGAAAAAAAAGAGGCCTAACACATGGCTTTTGGAATAACCGCATATTCTGAAGCGGCCTTTGCATCAGAATCAAATGATGTATTTGCTTATCCACAAGGAAGTGTTCTTACAGGTTCAGTAGGAAACGCTGGAACACCAGGAACTGCTAATATAGATGTTACGGGTAGTCAAGCTACAATTACAAATGCAGGTGCTGTTGCAGGTTCTTCAGTGCAGTTTTCTGTGTCCGGTGTACAACTTACTTCATCCATTGGAGAAGAAACTATTGATATTGGTGTAACAATTTCAGGACAAGAATTATCTATAAGTAATAAAGAGTTCACACAAGATACCTTAACTGCTTTTGGTCAAGCACCTTTTTCCACATTAAGTCCTAGCACAATTGAAGTACCGATTGTAGATGTTGCCACAACAACTGGTGGAGATATTGGTGACTTTGGAATGACCGCAACTCTAGGATCTTTTTCAGTTTCAGCTAATGGAAATGTTTCAGTAGTTGTTACAGAGCATACAATGAACTCTTCTGTAGGAAGTGTTTCTGTGACTGGAATAGGTAATGTTTCAGTATCAGGAAATCAAATAACTTCTTCAATAGGTTCAGAATCAGCTTCTGCAAGTTTCACTGCTGAAGTAACAGGTTCTCAGTTAACAATGTCTATAGGGGAAGAAACTCCTGCAGGAAATGCTGATGCTTCTATAACCGGTATTCAATTAACAAGTTCTATAGGAACTGCAACACAAGCAACAGTTTACGATGTTACAGGAATACAGATGGCCTCATCTATTGGTTCGGTAACAATTACAGGTACTGCAGTTGTAATACCTACAGGAATACAGTTACAATCTAATACAGGAACTCCAAATGTTACACCATGGAATGAAATAGATTTAGGCGTTTCAAACGTTTGGACAGAGGTTGATAGAGCAGCATAAAAAGGATATAATAAATTATGGCATCAAGTTACACAGATTTAGGAGTAGAATTAATCACTACTGGTGAGAAAGCTGGTTTGTGGGGACAAATTACAAATACAAATCTTCAGATTATGGAACAGGAGTCTGGAGGATTTTTAGCCAAATCAATTGCTGGTGGTGCACAAACAACTGCTTTAGGTATTACTGATGGAGCAACAACAGGGTCTGATGCTAGAAATGCAATCATAGAACTTACAGGAACTATAACAGGAAATCAGATAGTTACTGTTCCAGATTCTATTGAAAAAAATTATGTTATATTTAATAATACTTCAGGAGCTCATACAGTTCAATTTAAAACAGTATCAGGAACTGGTCCAACATTTTCAACTACAAACAAATCAACAAAAATACTTTATTCAAATGGAACTAATATTATTGATGTTACTGCAAATTTAGGAGATTTAGCAGTAGGTTCTGTTACTGCTACAGGGCATGTTTTACCTGGAGCCAATGATACTTACGATTTAGGCGCTGTAGGAAATGTATGGAGACATGTATACACAGGAGATTTACACCTAAATAATGAGCATAAAACTGAAGGTAATATAGTAGACGGATCTAAAGGTAGTTGGACTTTACAGGAAGGCGCTAAAGATATATACTTGATTAATAATAAATCTAATGAAAAATTTAGATTGAAGCTAGAAAAAATTTAAAGGAGATACTATGGGTATTATTTCAAATGGAGATACAGTAATTGATAATGGTGCTATTTCAGCTAATGAAGTAGATACTACTCAAATTAATAATGATGCTGTAACTGCTGATAAAATAGCAAACACTGCAGTAACTGCAGGTTCTTACACAACAGCTGACATTACCGTTGACGCTCAAGGCAGAGTTACTGCCGCTTCATCTGGACAAGCTGGTGGTGGAAATATGATTTTTAGTTTTTATGCTACTAGTAGTGGTAACTATGCCTCTCCTGCTAATACAAACAAAGCACAAGTATATATACAAGGCGGAGGCGGAGGTGGTGCTGGTGCAAACCAACAAAGTGCGGCTGGACCGGGTGGAGCCGGAGGCTACGGAGTTTTTGGAATAGCTGTATCGCCTAGCACAACTTATCCTTACACGATTGGAAATGGTGGAAACGGTGGAAATGGATCCACTAACTCATCTAATCCAGGGAACCCCGGAAACGCAACTACTTTTCATACCTTAGCAACTTCAAACGGAGGTGGCGGAAGAGCTGCTGTACCTTACAGTAGTAGTGCAGGACCAGGTACTCCCGGTAACGTTCCAGGTGGTGTACCTTTTGGACCTATTGGATACCCAACTACTCCATCTCAAGGACAAAGAAATTTTTATGGTATTCCAGCTAGAGGTGAAGGTGGAAACGCTGGAGCTACTCCAAGAGGATCAGGTGGAACTGGTCAAGCTGGTGGTATATTTTTATTTGATAACAGTCACTCATAGGAAAAATTATGGCATATATTATAACTGCAGATGAAACAAAAACAAACGTATCAGGAATAGCAAGAGATGCATCTGCTAGAGATAACATGGAAATGTCAGCACCATGTGTTGCTCACGAAATAAGTGAGGCTGATTTTAATAATTTAAAAAATGGCACTAAAAGAGTAAGTGATCATGACGGCACTAATTTTGTTTATGTAGATATGATAACAGAATTTGAAGAGGAAAATGATTTAACTAATTATCTTGTTATAGTTAGTAACGCTATAAGTGAAATTATTAAAAAATATCCAGAACATCCAGACATGACAATTTGGACAACTTACAAAGATTTAATAGATAACTTCGATAAATCAACAATAACCTTTCCTTTAGCTACAAGTTGGGAAAAATATTGTGAAGACAATTCAATAAGTTACTTTAACTTACTAGAACTACCTTAATTTTACTTGATTGTTTAAAAGATATACTATATTCATTTTTAATGAATGAGAAAATAATTAGGTTTACTGCTCATAAAGATTATTTTAAACTTAACGAAGAATTACCAAAGGCAGTTAAATTAAATATACCTGATTGGTTTAAAAAACTAGAACATAGTACAGAAGCAAAAACTGTTAAAGGTTGTATTCCTTTTTTACAGACTTTAACTTATGGTTACGTTTTTAGTTTACCTCAAGATTTTATTTTAAAACATAACAGTTTTAGTAAAGACGAAATTAAAACTACTTTAATAGCTTCTATTGAAGAAGATTATGGTTACAATTTAAACGTAAGAGATAGGCCAGAACAACATAGCACAGAGCAAATAAAAGGATCTCCTTATAGTAAAAAAAATTCTAATTTATTTGTCAATAAAATTTTAAATCCTTGGATTATTAAAACGCCTCCAGGATACTCATGTCTTTTTGTTTCTCCGTTAAATAATTCAGATGATAGGTTTTCCATAATACCTGGAATTGTAGATACAGACACTTTTCCATTATACATTAATTTTCCATTTGTTGTAAACGGAGATAAGTATCCTGTTTTAGATACTGAATTAAAAAAAGGAACTCCTTATGTTCAGGTAATTCCTTTTAAAAGAGATTCATGGAAAATGAATATAGGTGAAATAGAAGAGAATAGTAAAAATAACTTTTGGCTAAAAAAAGGCAAATATTTTTTACAGCATTTACACAATTATAAAAATCTTTTTTGGAATAAAAAAACAACTTGGAAATAAGATGAAAATTAAAGCAGATATACTACCAGAAAATATTGAAAGCATTAAAAACAATAAAGTAACTTTTGTTAAAAATTTTGCTACTATAAAGAATATATATGACTTTAATTTATTGTTTTCTTTTTTAGAGAAATTAGACATACCAGTTAATCATAAAAAAAATAATTTTGAACCAGAAAAAGAAAAAGAATTTAATTTTTTAGAGAAAGTTTTTCAAATATCTAATGTACATTATTTTTTTCCAGATTTTCAATTTTTAAAAAGTTTTTTAGAACAAGTTTTTAAATACCCTAATCATCCTAGAGATGGCTGTGAACTTTTTTTTGGTTTAAAAAGTATGGCGGGAATAAGTCATGAAGACATAGAAGATGTTTTTATAATTGGTTTAGATGGTACTGTAGTGTATAAAGTATTTACAGAAGAAACAAAGCATTATGAAATTAATAAGGGAGACTTAATATATATACCAAAGGGTATTAGACATAAAGTAGTTGGGTTGTCACCAAGAATAACTCTTTCAGTAGGTTTTTATAATGAAAAATAAATTGTCCGATTATATTTGTATATACGATAATGTTTTTGGTAATAGAAAAAATGATATTTTAAATAGAGTAATAGCAAAAAATGTTTTTCCATTTAAGTCAGCTGCAGTTTTTGGAGAAAATTCTAATCAAGTAATAGATAAAAAAATTAGAGATACAGAAACATTTGCTTTAGATAATATTAATACAGAAAGTAATACTATAATTCATTACACAAATCTTTTTTGTTCTTGTTTACATCATTATGTACAAATATATGCTAAAGATACTGGAACTACTTTAGATTGTACAGTAACTGATATGCAAGTTTTAAAATATAAAGTTGGAGGTTTTTATAGACAACATATTGATTCAGGGCACTTCTCTCCTAGAACATTAAGTTTTATTTATTTGGTTAATGATAATTATGAAGGAGGGGAATTAATTATGGAGTTGCCAAAAATAAAAGAAACTATACCAATAGAAGTTAAAAAAGATAGGTTGATTGTTTGGCCTAGTAATTTTATGTATCCACATAAAGTAAATCCAGTAAAGAAAGGAATAAAGTATTCGGTAGTAGCATGGGCATTATAGGTAAAGATTTTAAATATATAAAAGTAGAAAATTTTATTGATGATAGTGTAATAAAAGTTTTAGAGACTTATACTAATATGAAACATAGATTTAATCTAAAACCTTTTTATCAAGAACATGAACAAAATAATTTTGAAACAGGTTTCTATTCAGACATGATGATGGAATCAATTATGTTAAATAAAAAATCTCATGTAGAAAAAATAACCGGTAAAGAATTACTTCCGACTTATTCTTATTGGAGACTGTATACAAATTTAGGAACCTTACCAAAACATAATGATAGAGAATCTTGTGAAATATCTGTATCATTTAACATATCGAATAAAGGAGAACCCTGGCCAATATACATGGATGGAAAACCTTGTTACACTAAACCAGGTGATGCTGTTGTATATTTAGGTGAAAAGGTTCGTCATGAAAGAAAAGAATTAAACGGAGATTACTGTACACAATGCTTTATACATTATGTAGACAAAAACGGTCCTTATACTGATTGGGCTATAGATAAAAGACCTTTCTATGGTTTAAACAGACAACAACATGCACAAGTGAAAATAAATAAATGAAATTTTTTCAAAAAGAAGATGGAAGTTGTGACATAGTTTTTTCTCAAGAGGAAATTAAAACCTTAAATGAAACAAAAAAAATATCTTTTACTGCAGAAGGATTAAGAATCTTTAGTAATGATTTAATGAGAATGATAGTAGAATTTAATAACAGGTTTGATGAAGAGGTCAAAAATAAAACTAATCAGGATTAAGAATGTATTCTTGTGAAAATAATTATCTAAATAATATAGAAAATAGAAGGCTGTTTAGTGTTTTAAAAAATAAGTTCCCTTGGTACTTATCAGAAAATGAAGGTTTCTTAAACCATATTATAGTCTTTGATAATAAAGTAGTAAGTACTTTCTATGATTTACTAGAACCTTTTCAAAAAAAAGTTAAGAAGAAAATAAACGAAGCTGTTTTTTATATGATACTAAACGATACTACTAATAAAAAAGTTATAGATGATTCAAAGAATATGTATAAAGAAAATGAATTTGTAAAACTTATATATCATATTGATAGCTCTGACGGGTACACTGAGATTTGTTCACAAGAGAAAATACCTCACACACAAAACAGATCAATTATAATAGATAATCAACTTAATACAGGTGAGTTTAACCCCATAAAATCAAGAGCAAGCCTTATACTCAAGCTACTATTCAAAAAATAGTTCGTATAAGGTATAATGCAATATGCCTTTAACAAATATACAAATAGCACCAGGCTTTAATAAACAAGTAACTGAAACAGGCGCAAAAGGTCAATGGACTGATGGCGATTTTGTTAGGTTTAGATATGGCCTTCCTGAAAAAATCGGTGGTTGGGAACAGATAACAGATAAAACATTGCTAGGGAAAGTTACAGAACAAATGATTTGGGCTGACCTAGATGGTAATAAATATGTAGCATTAGGGACAAACAGAACTTTAATTATTTATTATGAAGGTGCTTTTTACGATATTACTCCATTAGATACTGCAATTACCGGATGTACTTTTACTACGGTTAATACATCAGCTACAGTTACCGTAAATAAAGTAGGACATGGATTATCTGCAGGAGATTTATTTACTTTTACATCTGTAACTCCTCCAACAGGAGCAGGTTATACAGCAGCAAATTTTACTGACAATTCATTTGAAGTGGTTAGTGCACCAACCATAGACACTTTTACTATTACTATGGCATCTAACGCAGGAACATCTGTTGCTGCTAGTGGGTCTGCAACAGTCAATCCTTACATTAAACCAGGACCATTAACTCAAAGTTATGGTTATGGTTGGGGAACTTCTTCATGGGGAGGAGCTTCAGGATTAATAAATACCTTAAATGGTTTATTACAAGATGATACAGCAGGTACTGGAGGATCTGGAACCTCAGTTACTTTAACCTCTACTGCGGGTTTTCCTACAACTGGAACAATAAAAGTAGGTGCAGAATTTATTTCTTACACTGGAGTATCGAGCAATGATTTAACTGGAATTACTAGAGGAGCAGGTGGCACAAGATCTGCACACGCAAGTGGAGCTAGTGTAGAATATTATACATCATGGGGACAAGCATCTCTTTCTTCTTCAGTAACACTAGATCCAGCAACATGGTCTCTTGATCATTTTGGACAAAAACTAGTTTGTACTATTAAAAATGGTAAAATTTTTAATTGGGATCCTATTACAGTAACTCCTACAGCCTTACAAACAAGAGCTACAGTTATAACAAATGCACCTACAACTTCTGTTATGTCTATTATTTCGGAAAGAGACAGACATTTAATTCTTCTTGGAACTGAAACAACAGTTGGTGATGCATCAACACAAGATAAAATGTTTATAAGATTTTCAGATCAAGAAACATTAAATGATTTTCAACCTACTTCAGTAAATACTGCAGGTACTTTTAGGATTGATTCTGGAGTTAAAATAGTAGGTGCAGCAAAAGCTAAAGATTATATTTTAATTGTAACAGACACTTCTGCATATGTTATGCAGTTTGTTGGTCCTCCTTTTATTTTTTCTATAAGACAGGTTGGAAGTAATTGTGGATTAATTGGTCAACATGCAATTAAATATATCAATGGTAGAGTTTGGTGGATGGGACAAGCAGGTGGTTTTTTTGTATATGATGGTACAGTTAAATCTGTTCCATGTTTAGTTGAAGATTTTGTATTTACAAATAAAGGAGATAACTTAGGTATTAATTATAATGCAGGTGAAACAGTATATGCTGGTCTTAATCATTTGTATGAAGAGGTAATGTGGTTTTATCCTAAAGCAGGTTCTAATGAACCAGATAGAGTAGTGACTTACAATTATGGTGAGAACACTTGGGCAACAGGTTCTTTAGCTAGAACTTCTTGGCATGACTCAACTCTTTTTGATAATCCTTATGCTTCTGAATATGCTCCTACAGGATTACCTACTTTTCCTGTTATTCAAGGTGTAACAAATGCAAATGGTTCATCGACATATTACGCACATGAAATTGGAAACAATGAAGTAGACTCTTCAGGTAATAAAACAGTTATACCTGCTTTTATACAATCTGGAGATTTTGATTTAAGTGATGGTGATGTATTTATTAGTATGAAAAGATTTATACCTGATTTTAAATTACTTACAGGCAATGCACAGATTACTATTAACCTTAGAAACTATTCTAATGATACCTCTGCATCTTCTCCTTTAGGACCTTTTACAGTCACAACTTCCACAGACAAAGTAGATACGAGAGCTAGAGGGCGATCAGCTAGTCTAAAGATAGCTAATACAGCTACTGATGAAAGCTGGAGATATGGTACTTTTAGAGCAGATATACAACCTGATGGACGTAGATAATGGCTAAAGTAGATATAGTTATCCCTGAACCTTCTTCTACATATACAGAAGAAAATCAAAGACAAGTAACCCAGTCTTTACGAACGATGCAAGATAAGTTAAACACTTCTTACCAACAAGAATTAAAAAATGAACAAGATACATTTAATTACTTTTTATCATGACAATACAGTATAAAAACGCAGGAATTAATTTAGGTGATACGAGCACAACATCAGTGCTTACTTCTCCAACTTCAGCAAGATGTTTAATAAAACAAATTCAGGTAGATAACTCTTCAGCAAGTTCTGTTGATCTATCAGTGCAAGTTACAGATACTTCAGCTTCAACTACTTTTTCAATTTCTAGAAAAGCTATTGCAGCAAATACAGTAGAAAATATTATTACAGAAACTTTAGTTTTAGAAGAAGGAGATATTTTAAAAATGACAGCAGGAACAGGTGGGGAGATACAAGGGATAATTAGCTATGCTCAAATAGATAGATCACAAGAAAATGGCTAGAAAATTTAAAGATTTTGTTGAAAGAGATAAGCCTAGAAAAAGGCCTCGAAGACATTGTAAGAATCCTAACAAAAAAAAGAAGTTGCAAAATAATAAAAAATATAATAGACAAGGAAGGAGGCAAAAATGAGTGAACCAATTAAGATACCCGCAACAGCAACCGAAATTGTCAAGCATAAAAGAACAGGAAAAGTATATGCTGATAAAGCTGAGTTTGATGCTGATGTTGCTGACCCCAACACTGACACTACTGTGGATGATTTTAGGCAAGACCTTGAAATTAAAGTTACTAAGGTTTCTATGGGTGCGCAAACCAAAAAATAATAGTGAGTAGATTTTACCATTTAGGACCTTTATTATTTCATACTGAAGTAGAAGAAAAAGATCTTATTGAAGTAAATAAACTTTGTCATAAAAATGAAGATCTAAATAATAGAGAAAATTTAGCAGGACATATTGAAGATGAGTTTAAAATAGACTATAAAAAACTTGAATATATTTTAGATAAATACTTTGATGACTTTAAACATTATTTTTTAAATTTTTACGGAAATACTATAGATTTTTATATTAATGGTGCTTGGGTAAATTTTATGAAGGCAGGTGATTTTAATCCAATTCATACTCATAGCGGTACTTTATCTGCTGTATTGTTTGTGTCTATACCAGATGAAATAAAAAAAGAAAATATGAATTTTAAAGGTAACAAAAGAACAAGTAATATTTCTGGACCAGGAGACCTTAAATTTATTGCTTCAGCCCCTATAGAAAAATTTATTACAGAAAAAAGTTTTCTTCCAAAAAACGGAGACTTATTTATATTCCCATCTAATTTACCTCATTGTGTTTCACCTTTTAAATCAAAGGTTGAAAGAATTTCTATAGCATTTAATTTACAGGAGAAAATATAATGGAACCTAGAGGAGCCACTGAACTACAAATGGAAATGTTAAATAAACATGTTTCAAAAGAAATCTTAGATCAAGTACAGATATGTACATCTATACCTGGTAAAGTCCCAATAGACCCAAATAAATTAAATATTCTTTGGCAAAAAAATTCCTATGATCAACCTAATCTACAAGAGTTCTTTACTAATAAAGAAAGACATAAAGAATATGATTGGTATGTATTTAACAGTCATTGGAATTATGAAAAATTTAGAATGGTGTTTGATATACCAACTGAAAAATCTATAGTAATTAAAAATGGTATTGATAATTTTCCAATTAGAAAGATATACAAAAGGGGAGATCCTATTAAGTTGATACACCATTGTACTCCTTGGAGAGGTTTAAATGTTTTATTACGTGCTATGCAAGAAATTGAAAATCCAAATATAAAACTAGATGTATATAGTTCTTGTAAGGTTTATGGATCTGCGTTTGCAGATCATACTGAAAAAGACTTTGAGGCGTTGTATGAACAAGCTGAAAAATTACCTAATGTAAATTATATTGGTTATAAACCTAATGAATATATTAGAGAGATGATGCCTAACTACGATATGTTTGTTTATCCATCTATATTTGAGGAAACATCATGTGCATCAGCACTTGAAGCATTAGCTTCTGGTGTACATGTTATTACCAATAACTTTGGTGCATTATATGAAACATGTGCAGAGTGGCCAGTATATGTTAACTATTCAACAAACTACGAACAAATGGCTCAAGATACTGCAGGAGCAATTAATATAGCTGCTGGTTATTTACATGAAGACTACATTCAAGAACATTTAGAAGAACAACAAAAGTTCTATAAAAGATTTTACAACTGGCAGAAAAAAGGTATAGAGTGGACAAACTTTTTGAAAGGAGCTTTAAATGAAAGAAACAGTAAATGAAGATACGTATCAAACTTTAAAAGAGGTTGAGGTAACATCATACGAAAAAGCTTCTCTTCCTATGTGGAAACCGGCCACCGAAAAGAAAGAAAAAAAGATAGTTAAATCACCTTACAGCATTATGATTTGCACACCTTGTCATAGTGATGTAACTATGCATTACACACAAGCTCTTTTAGAATTACAACAACTTTGTATAAAAAACGGCATAAGAATTACATTTACTTTGTTAAAATCTTCTTTAGTAACTCAAGGAAGAAATTTATGTACTTCAGCTTTTTTAGAATCTAGTTGTACGCATATGGTGTTTATAGATTCAGATATATATTTTAGAGCAGAGTCTATTATAAAAATGTTAAATTTAGATAAAGAATTGATATCTATTCCCTATCCTCTTAAAACAATGATGTGGGATAAACTTTATAAAAAATGGGGTGAAGGTGAAGTAAAAAACCCTGAAGATATCCATAGATTTTTAAATACTTATCCAATGAAAGTACAAGATGCTAATAAAATAACTTTAGACAATGGGGTTATGGAAGTTACACACAGTCCTACAGGATGTATGATGATTAAAAGAAGTGTATTTGACAAAATGATAGACAAGTATCCAGATAAAAACATAGTACAAAAGACAATAATAAATGGTGAGTATGTAGATAGACCTAATTTATGGAACTTTTTTGATTGTATACATGACCCTGATACTAAGACTTATATGGGTGAAGACTTCTCCTTCTGTAAGCTTTGGAAGGACATTGGAGGTAAGTGTTATGCTTATGTTAATGACCCTATTATACATGTTGGAGAACACCAATATGAAGGTCGCTTTCTTGATGAGTTGAAACTAGCCAAGTAAAATGATATTATTATCCATATTTAAAAGAATAAATTATGGATCCATTTACACTAGCACTAGCCACATTTGGCGTACAAAAACTTCGAGGAAAATCAACTAAAAGATCTTTAAGAGATGCTTTAATGATTGGTGGAGCTGGCCAATTAGGTGGTATGGCAGGTGTTGGTGGGTTACAAGCATTTGGATCAGCTCCTGGAGCTATTCAAGGTATAGGACAAACTGCAGTAGGTAGAGGAGTAACAAGTTTATTTCCACAATTTGCAGGACAAAACGCAGCAACAAATGCAGCACAAATTGCAAGTGCTGGAGGAGATCCTGGAAATGCAATGGGTATGGTTGGTGATAAAGGAAGTATTTTCTCTCAGCTTATTCCTAAAACTACTGGAGGTAAAATTGCACTAGGTTCAGCAATTCTTCCTTTGCTAGATTCGGGCGAAGAAATGTCAAACGAAAAACCAGGGTATAATAAAAATTTACAAAAACTTTACGAAAGTGGTTACGCAGGTGGACCTACAGGTTTTATGAGAAGAAAATATAATGAAGATGGAACATACACGGACACTCCACTAGAAGATAAAGATACTTATCAATCAGTAGAAGCAATATTAGACGAAGAACAACAACCTGAAGGATTAAAAGCAGGTGGTATTGCTAACGTTGCAAAATTTAATACAGGTGGACAAGCACTACCTTCTAAATTTAGTCATGATGAAAAAGATTACAACAACTACGTAAGAGCTCATGGTTTTGTTGAAGACGGAGCAGGTATGGGTAATGATAACGAAGATACAATGTTAGCTCAATTAGCTGATGGTGAATTTGTTTCTAGATCTGCCGCTGTAAGAGGAGCTGGTATTATTGCAGGAGCAAATATTTCAGACAAAGAAGATCAAAGAAAAAAAGGTGCTGAGTTTTTTTACGAACAACAAAAACGTTTTAAAAGAATTATGGATATTTTAGATGCAAGTAGAAAAGACAATTAAATCTAATGTAGAAGTACTTACTATTAAGCCATCAGAGGTAGACACTTTTTGGCCTTTAGTAGAGTTTCTTATTGCAGAAGCATTAAAGTTTAGTGGTCAATACGCTGACGCTAAACATATTAAAAAACTATTAAAACAAAACGTAATGCATTTATGGGTTATGTTTGGAACAGATGATGATGGAGAAAACAAAGTATTTGGTTGTTGCACTAGTAGATTTTTTGACAATCCTAATTTTAAAGAACTACAAGGATTAATATGTACAGGTAAAAAAATGCATTTATGGTCTGACAAATTAGTAGAGACATTAGAAGAATTTGCTAAAGTAAATAATTGCAAAAGAGTAACAGCACTAATGAGACCTGGATATAAAAAAGTTATGGATAAATATGATTGGAAAGTTAAACACTACGAATTTCAAAAGGAGTTAAGTAAATGAGTATATTTGGAGGAGGTGGAGGTGGTTCATCAGGACCCTCAACTACTACACAATACATAAGAGAAGCACCTGGTATAGAAGAAAGAAAACTTGGTTTAATGGATGTGGCAGCAAGTCTTGCTAAAACACCAACTAATATTCCTACTATGCAAGTAGCAGGTTTAGGTAATCTAGAACAACAAGGTATAACAGCATCTGGAGTCACAGGTGTTGGTCAACCAACTGTTGGTTCTGCAGTATCTGGAGTACAAGGAGCAATGGCTCCGATAGGTGCTCAACAAATTAGTCAATATTTAAATCCTTATCAATCATATGTAACTGGTGAAATTGCTAAACAAGGACAAATGATGCAAAATCAATTAGGAGCTCAAGCAGTTAATGCAGGAGCTTTTGGTGGTGGTAGAGAAGGTGTTCAACAAGCAGAATTACAAAAAGGAACTTTAGAAGCAATGGGTCAAGCACAGGCACAAGGTTTTCAAACTGCATTAGGTGCAGCTCAACAACAGCAACAAGTAGGATTACAAGGTGGTCAATTATTAGGTCAGCTAGGTTCACAACAACAAGCAATGGCTCAAGGCGATATAAATCAATTAATGGCTGCAGGTGGCTTACAAAGACAGTTAGCACAACAAGCATTAGATGCACAAAGGCAAACAGCATTACAAAGAGAGTACGAGCCTTATCAAAGAGCAGAGTTTTTAAAAAATATTTATGCTGCAGGACCTACATCTCAGTCTTCATTAACACAGACCACAACACCAGGTGGTGGAAATCCTTTAGCACAAGCTGCAGGAGCTGGACTTGGAGCTTATGCCACATATTCACTATTAAATAAAAATCAAGCACCAGCTAAGGTTTAAGTCTAATGGATAAAACATTAAACAGACCTCTATTTAAAAAAAGAGCACAAGAGATTCATCAACAGGTAAACCCTAAACAAGTACCTAAATTTTTTCTTGGTGGAATAATGCAAGCAGGTAATATGATTAGAGCAGGTGCTATGCCCGCTTATAGATATTTATCTAATAAAGCTGGTCAAGCTTTTGCTAATCCTACAGTAAGAACTGGTTTAACAGGATTAGAAGCAGGATATGCTGGACAGGGAATAAATGAAATGGCTCAAGGGTTATCAGAAGGAAACATGTCTCAAACTGCTATGGGTGCTTCTATGGCTATACCTGGAATGGCTTTTTTACCTAAAACAGCTGCAGGATCTGGAATAAAAGCTCTTAGAGAAAGTGGTGAATATGCTATGGATAGAACTACTGATTTAGCAAAACTTCTTTACAGAAATCCTGGAAAAACAGCTATAGGTAGTGTAGCAGGTACAGCTGGTTTTGGAATGATGGATGATGAAGCGGTTGCTCAAATAAAACCTGAAGAAATGTCTAACGAAGATTATGCAAAAAGTATTGAAGACAGATTAATTTATTCAAAAAAACCTGAGTATAAACCTGATCCCAAAAAGAAAGTTACAGAAAATTTAAAAGAATATAAAGAACGTACAAAAGACTTTGTTCCACAAGCTATTGGTATTGAAAATCCATTAACACAAGGGGAAGAAGAATTAAACGCAAAGTTAAGAACTTTAAATAAGGTAAATGAAGTTGCAAATAAATTAGGTGTAGATCCTATTGAAGCAACTGATGAACAATTAAAACAAATATCTATTGAGTCTAATGTGGATCTAAGCACTTTAAAAAATATGGTTGGACAAAAAGATGAAGGAGCAGTAATTGCAGATAACATGCCTGCACCTAACAATGATGGTGTTCCTGTACTAACAGGTAACGAAAGTCAAGAAGAAATTCAACATTTAATAGATAAAAGAAAAAGAGACGTTGCAGCAGGTAACGAGCTAGCAGGTACTAATGCTTTATCAGGTCAATTCTTACAATTTAAAAATCAAATAAACAAAATGACTGGTACCGATAATTCTAATTTAAATAATTTATTAATGATGAGAGCAGCAGGCCAAATGTTATCAGGCAAATCTCCTGAAAAAGGAATAAAAGGATTCTTAGATATTACAGGTCAGACTTTAGCTTCTAGTGCTGATGCTATGATTGGTCTTAAATTAAAACAACAAGATTCAGATATGAAGTTAGCTCAGGCTTTCTTAAAAATGAAATCAGATAAAGCTAAAGGTGCAGGAATGTTAACGGGTGGAGATAAAACAGTTAAAGTAAGTGACCCAAGTGTACCGGGTGGTTTTAGAAATGTCAGAGTAGCTTTAGGTAAAGACAATAAATACTATCAAAGAGTTATGAATGCTGATGGATCACAAGGTTTTGTACCTGCTAATTTCACAGGAACTGATGTAGATTACGATAAAGATTTAATTAGAGATTCTTTAAAAGGTTTAAATGAAAACAGACGTGGTGGTAAAATGATTGAATTTGTAATTAAAAATGCAGAAAAAGGAGGAACTAAAGCTGCTATAGGTTTATTAGCTGAGGATGCTTTAGGAACTTTTGATTTCTTTGCAGGTGGTAACATAGGAGGAGATACCTCTGTTATTGATGATGAAATTAGAATGGAAATGAGTAAGACTGAAGGAAGACAAATATTTGGTGATGAAGGTTCTGGTTCTCTTTTTGCTGTAGGTAAAAAAGAATCTGACAATATGCTTAATAGATTTGATTCAGACTTACAAGATGCTAGAGAAAACGGAGCAGAAAGAGTTGAAAAAGCATTAAGAAAAGCTGGAGTTATTGGTGAAAACTTTAGACCATCGGAAGATGATCTAAGAACTTATACTAAACTAGCTTTAATTGAACAACGTATGAAATATATTGTTGCAAATGCTAACAAAGATAAAGATAGGTTGACACAAAAAGACATTAATAATGCTGCACAACGTACACAAATTATTAAATACATTGCTTCACCTAGAACTATTAGATTAAACTATGAACAATTAAGAAACGAGTTTACTGAAAAAGCTGGTGATTATTTATCTGATTATAAATATGGTGGAGGAGATGAACAATTTATTCAAGAAAACTTAATGGATATACCTGGTGTTGCTTTACAATATAAAATAAAAGAAAAAGATTTTATGCAAAAACAGAATGTTGCTAATAAAAAATCTAGACAAGATATATTAAACACAATACCAATTGGAGGTTAATAGTGCCTACTATTAAAGAATTACAAACTGCTATTAACGAAAAAAACTTAGATACTAGAAAGTTAAACTCAGAACAGATGCAAGCTCTTGATGCTGCTTTTGATAGTGGTGAGCTTACAGGTTACGATAGTATTCAAGATTACGATAGATTAATTAATTTAGGTGCAAAGAGTGTAGCTATTGGTAAAGAACAAAAATTAGAACCATTAAAAACATCAACAGGAATAGAAAGAGGGGAACTTGTATTTGCAGGAGCTGCTTCTATGTCTATGATTCCTTACTATATGAACAGAGACCAACTAATGAAAGCTTTTGTGCAAAGCGGATTTAAGGATAGGTTTGGTGTAGATATGCGTAACGCAGAGATGTTTGGCATGTATCAAAAAAGATTTACAGCTTTAAGTGATCAAGTAAAAAAACTACCTAAGATAAGAGGAAGAGCAGGACTGCCTGTAAGAATGTTAGGAAGTCTAGCAGGTATGGCAGACAACACTATAGATTTTTTTAAAAAATTAAAAAGATATGGTGCAACACCAGCATTATCTACAGAAGCGCAATCTAATTTGTTGGGTGCAGCGGGAGCACTAGGTGGAAACACTCTTTATGAAATAGGTAATTTAGGTTCTGATTATGTAGGAGCTACTTCTCAAGACTTAGCTAACCTTACTGATAATGATATTAGAAAACTACCTTTTGCACAAAGAGCTTTGTACAATGGTTTAAATGAAGCTTATAACGATCTGCTTTGGGCAGGTGGTGCTATGTCTTTAATACCTTTAGTTAGATTTGCTGGAAGAGAAACCGTAAAACAATCGTTAGGTTTAAATTCTGCTCAATCTAAAGAAATCGCACAATCCTTTGAAAAGTTAGGTCTTAAACCTACAGTTGCTGCTTTAATACCAGGTAACAATGCCTTTCAAAACTTTTTTAAAAAATTCTTTTCTACTATTGGTGTGTATCCTCTTGTTAGTGGTCCATTAGTAAAATTTAATAAAGATGTAAATACTAAACTTACACAAGAAGAATTTTTAAATACTGTAGATAATTTAAACATGGCACCTGGAAGTAATCAAAGTATTATGAACTACGCAGGTATTAATGAAATTAAAAAAGAATGGAAGAATGTTTGGAAAACAGTAGACACTGAATATGGAAAAGTTAGAAAACATTGGGAAGATATAGGTAATCCTAAAATGATTCCAACAGCAACTATCAAACAAGAAACAGAAAGATTACTTACTCAAATGAAAAATGAGTATCCTAGCACTTATTCTTATAGTGGTGCTTTTGATAACATGCAGAAAGGTGCAAGAGATTTAACACCAGCTGATGATCCTTTAGTGCAATATACACAATTTCTTAATGACATAACAAGAAACAGTGATTACATTAGAATGAGTGATTGGACTGGATTATCTAGAATGCAAACTGCAGCATACACAGGAACTAAATTTAAAAATGTTAAACCTCAAATATTAGTTATTAGAAATGCTATGGAAAAAGATTTAAATAGTATGGGAGAAGCAACCGTTAGAACTAATTTAAAAGATAAGATATTTAAAGATGAATATAAAAATATATTAGATAGTGAAGGACCACAAGCAGCAGAAGCTTTTATAGATCAACAAATAAGAGTAGCTAATTCTGGTTTCAATCAATTAAAAGAAGCTAATGCTTATTACTCATTAGTTCTTAGACCTTTTAGTACAAACAAAGTTGCAAGACAATTAGCTTCTGCAGATGCTAAAATATTTGCAGACAAAGGTATTGAAATGCAGGGTAATGCGGGCATATATCCAGATCAAGTATTTGATAAAGTCATAAGAAGAGTTTTAAGTGACAATAGTCCTGAAGGTGTTAGACAATTAAAACAAGTATTAGGGGTTACAAAATCCAGTTATGATGTTTTAGGTAAAGATGGTCAAGTAAAAAGAACTATTAAAATTCCTAAAAGCAAAGAATCTCAAGAAATGTATGACAGATATGTTAGAACTTGGTTATGGGATTCATGGAATGAATCTACACAATTTCCATTAAGAGATCATAGATCTCTATCTGCTCAAGCTATTGCTGCTCAAGCCGCTAAAAAAGGTTTTGTTAACAAAAGAATATTTGCTTTAGATGATGCAACAGAACAAAGAGTTAGAGCTAAAACAAAAGTAAATGAAACTTTAGATGTTACTGAAATAGATGGAAGAGTATTTACTCAAGGTGACGGCATGGCTAATTTAAATGATGGTATGATAAGAGACCATAATTTTGGTGAATTAAATATAGAAAAATTTGTTAAGAATATAGGATATGATACTCCACAAGGGAGAGATGCTATTAGAGAAATTTTTGGTGGTGGAAAAGAAGGAGACAAAGCATTGAAAAGAATTGGAGATATAATTAATGTAAAAAGATCTTTAGATACTGTTGATTTCACAGATCCTTCTAAGTTTGTACAAAGATCTATTACATTAAGAGCTGGTTCTTCTGGTGGTATAATGGCTGGAGCTACAAGTGCTGCATTTGGTTTTGGTAACACTCTGAAATTAATTATAGGAGCTAGAATTTTTGGTAATCTTATTACTAATCCTGCTGTAGGTGAAAATTTTATGGAGTTAAATAAAGCAATGAGATTTATGTCTGATGATCCTAAAATATATACATTATCTCCACAATTATCTCCTAGAGTAGCTACAACATTTACTAGATTTATAAATAGTGTAATGGAAGCAGAAGGAGATGATTTTAGAGTTGATCCAGAAAAAATAGATTTTAAAGAAATACAAGATAAAATAAGAAGTTTAGATCCTAATATACCTTTATCAGTAAGCTATGACTTTGGTTCTATGCCTAAATTTTCTAGAGATAGAATATATCCTGAGTTTGATATGATGAAAAAAATGTCAGCATCTACACAAAGAGCAGGTGAAGAGTTTTTACAAGGAGCTAATGTAATGGCACTTCAAGAACAAAAGTTTGAAGAGATGGCTGAAGGTAAAGAAATGTTACCGCAGAGTACACAACCACAGAACATGGGTGTACCTCCTACAAATACTCAACCACAAGCGATGACACCACCACCGCCACAGAACACCGGCCAACAACAAGCGCAACAATACGCAACATTGTTTCCACAAGATACATTGGGCCAAGCAGTAGCTACTAGACAATTAAAAGAAGGTGGTTTTGTAGAAGATATCTACAAGCAAGTAGACGAGGTGTTAAATGGCTAAAAAAACCACAGCTTTACAAAAGATAGAAAGTCACGAGAAGCTGTGTCGTATCATGCAAAAACAAACATTTGAACAAATAAAAGAGATGCAAGAAAGAATAAAAAGAATAGAGTACTGGATTGTTGGTGGTATGGGAGCTGTTCTTTTAGCTTTACTTTTAAATATGATGAAGTAATAGTATGGAATGAATACAGAACCTGTGGTACACAGTTTGTTTGGAGTCCATGTTTACGCAACTAAATTAAATAGAGAATTTAATTCTGAAGAAATCAAAGAAATAAATGAACATCAAAACAAAAGTGTTAAAAATGTTTCTAACTTTAGTACTATAAATACTTATATTTTAAACGAACCAGTATTTTCAAATTTAAAAAATGATTTACATATTGTAGTTAAAGACTATTTTGATAAAATTATTAGACCAAAAGAAGAAACAATTACACCATACATTACTCAATCTTGGTTAAATTATACTAGAGAAAAAGAATATCATCATATGCATTCGCATTCAAACTCTATATTGTCTGGTGTTTTATATATAAAATCTGATCCAGAAAACGATATGATAGATTTTTATGATCCAATTGAAAATCAATTTGAAATACCTACTAAAGAATTTACACAATATAATTCTAAAAAATGGTCTTTTAAAGTATCTGAAAAAGATATACTATTATTTCCATCTAACACAAAACATTCTGTTCAGATTAAAAATAAAAATAATTTGAGAATAAGTTTAGCTTTTAATGTTTTTGTTAAAGGTAAAATGGGTAACAATTTTGATCTTACGGAGTTGATAATATGAAATTTATAGAAAACGACAATAATTTTTATTTAGAAGAATTTGAATTAATAAAAAAATATCCTTATAAAAAATACTCAAGAGCATCAGATCCTGAAACAGGTAAGCGTATGTATTCTGTAGATGGGAAAAAACTACCTAGTGTAACTACAATATTAGGTGCAACAAAAGATCAAGAATCTATAGATGCCTTAGCTAGGTGGAAAGAAAAAGTTGGTGAAGAAGGTGCAGAAAGAATAAAAAACGAAGCGTCTGCTAGAGGAACTGAAATGCATTTAGTTATAGAAAAATATATTGAAGGAGAAGGTTATCTAAACCTTACAGAAAAAGGAAACAGAGCTAGAAAAATGGCTCATACTATTTTAAAAAACTTAGATCCATTATCACAAGTTTGGGGTAATGAAATAAGTTTAGCCTATCCAGAAAAATATGCGGGAGCTACAGACTGCGTGGGGGTCATGAATGATAAGCCCACTATCTTTGATTGGAAACAAACTAATAAACCCAAGAGGAGAGAGTGGAGCGCAGTCCAAGATTACTTCACACAGTTAGCTGCTTACAGTTTAGCACATGAATCTATGTATGGAGAAATAGAACAGGCTAAGATATGTATGTGTTCTAAAGATTTTAATTATCAAGAGTTCACTATTGAAGGTCAGGAACTAAAAGACTACCAAGGTAAGTGGTGGGAAAGATATGATAAATATTTAGAAACTATAAAATAGTTTTTATGTTTTTTATTGAAGATAAAGATTTTTTAAATGATACTCAAAAAAAATATATAGATGAGTTATTATTATATGAAAACATGTCTTTTAAGTTAGCAACTCAAGCTGCAGAAGTTGGAGATAACGGGTTTCATTTTATTAATCATATATTAAAACTTGAAGAAAAAGAAAAAAATACTTTAAAACAACATGAAGAATTAATTAATATCTTTAGATTTTTTTTACAAAAAAATAAAATAGAATTAAATAATCTTTTTAGAGTTGCTATTAATATAACTTTTAATAATGGATTTGTTTACAAATGTCCTATACACACTGACCATGATTTTGAATACAAGCAAGTTATACTTTATTTAAACGATGCTGTTGGAGATACAATTATTTGTAATAAAAATAAAGAACCAGTTATAATATCAAAACCAGAAAAGTATAAAGCTATTGTTTTTGATAAACAACCTCACTATCATTACTTTCCTAATTATGGGTTACGAGCTATAGCTGTATTTACATTTAATTAAGCCATTCTTTAAACTCATCACCTAAAGTTTTAATAGCTAGTTTATTTTTATTAGATAGAGAAGAAATAATTCTTTCATCAATCGTACCTTTGCATATTAAATCTGTATATAACACTCTATGTTTTAATCCTGATCTATGTGCTCTATCTTCTGATTGTCTTCTATGTTCAAAGTTAAAACTATTAGAAAAATAAATAATATTTTTAGCCTCTGTAAGAGTAAGACCAAAACCACCTGTTGCAGGATTACCTACAAAGAATCTACAAGTATCATCTTCTTGAAACTTTTTTACTGCTTCAGCACGTTTAAGAGTATCTACAGCTCCATAGTTAGATACAACAGAATACACTCCATACTTTTCCTGTAAAAATTTTATTATAGATTCTATATTATATATGTAGTTGGCCCATATAATTACCTTACCTTCTGATTCTTCTATGATATCTGATAGTGCATGTAGTTTAGGATTCTTAAACTCTTTAAGTTCTCCATCATTTGTTTTGACAAAACCATTACAGACCTGGTGTAATTTTATTATCTCAGTTAGTTTATTATTATATGACACAGCTTCATCTTCTATAATAGCTATTGCAGCTATTCTTAATCTTTCATAAAAATCTTTCTGTTCATCATTCATATCTATATATCGTTTAGAGTATAGTTTAGGTGGTAGATCTAGACATTCATCTTTAGTTACTCTGTAAGAGAACTTACTTAATTTATCTTCTAATTCATCAAGATGTACATAGTATTTAGGTATCTCTGTGTATTTACCATTACCAAGATCTAATCTGTGAGTTACACAATATCTGTTTCTAAAAGTAAAATAAGAAGAAAATCCTAGATGTGTACCATCTAAAAAATTACATTGTGTATATAAATCTAACGGTGATTTAGTTACTGGTGAACCTGTAAGTATTCTTTTGTATTTAGAATAATCAGATAATTTTAAAACGTTTCTAGTACGAATAGCTTTGTGATTTTTGATTGTAGTAGACTCATCTATGATAGTAAGGTTTTCTTTGTGGTTGTATAAAAATTCTGTTGCACCTTTTATACCTCTACTAGTAGAAAGTGCTTCTATGTTCATACAAAATATTTTTAATTTACCTTTAGGATCTAATGATTTTTTTAATTGTTTAGGTTTATCTATGTTCCAAGAGTATATTTCATAGTCAACATCTGGAGACATGTGTTTATTTATTTCATCAAAAGCCCATACAGTATATACTGATTTTGGTGCTAGTATTAATACTCCGGTAATATTTTTATTAATTCTTAAAAGGCCTATATTATCTACAGCAACTTTTGTTTTGCCTGTACCCATTTCCATAAAAAAAGCGTATGTGGGTTTATCCCATGCTTTAATAAGGCAAGTTTTCTGGTGTTCGTATGGTTGTGTTTTAAAGTTAAACAAGTTCAACATAATGATTGACAATATATTTGATTTAGGTATAAAGTCAACTTATTAAAAAGGAGGTCATATTTATGAACCTAGAACAACTAACAAAGATAAATATAAAAACTAACGAAGTAACAGAAATATCAGAGGCTTGTAAAAAGCTAACTTCCCAAAATAAAACAGTCGAAGAAACAAAAGATCTTCTTAAAGAACAAGAAGAAGAAGCTAGACGTTTATCTGAAGAAGTGATACCTACTCTAATGCAACAAGCAGGAGTCTCATCAATAACACTTGATGATGGTACTTCGGTTCAAGTTTCACCTTACTACTATGCGAAGATCCAAGAGGCAAATAAAGACGAAGCCTTCCGATGGTTGCGTGAGAACAACCACGGGGATTTGATAAAAAATAATTTATCAGTTTCGTTTGGTAAGGGGGAAGATGCTGATGCAGTGAAACTAAAAGAATCACTGGAGAAGCAAGGTCTTGTCGTAGACCAAAAACAGGACGTTCATTGGCAAACTCTTCGAGGATTTGTAAAAGAACAAATTGAGAAGAATAAAACTATACCATCTGAAACTTTTGGATTGTATATTGCTAACCGAACTAAAATAAAAACTAACAACTAACAACTAAAGAGGTAACAAATGGCACAAGAAAAAGCCAACGCAGTTGCAACTAAGGCAACAGCACAAGCACCTATGGTTTCAAACATGGAACAGTTCGCAGGTGCAGGAGCGGAGAACATCACGTCAAAAGATGTGTCACTTCCGTTCTTAAAAATACTTACTAATAATTCTCCTCACGTCACTCAAGGTGATGCGAAGTTTATTAGTGAGGCAAGACCAGGTATGGTTATTAATTCTGTTTTAAATAAGCTCTATGATGGGCAAACAGGATTTAAAGCTATTCCTTGTTTCTTTAAATTCGAATATGTTGAATGGGCTGATAGGGGTACACAGAATTCTGTTGCACCTGTTAATTCATATCCTGCTGATTCGGATATAATGACTAAAACAACTAGGGGTGACGATCGGAAAGATAGATTACCAAATGGTAATTATATCGAGCCAACTCACTATCATTATGTTTTGATGGTAGATGAGAATGATATGGCAACCGATACTGCTGTCATAGTTATGAAAGCTACTCAGGCTAAAAAGTCTAAGAAGTGGAATTCTATGATGCTCTCTCAAAGGAGAAAAGGCAGTAAAGGTATGTTCCAACCACCTACATGGTCTCAAATTTATACTTTGAGAACTGTGTTAGAAAAGAACTCTTTGGGTTCTTGGTTTGGTTGGGAAGTTGACCATAACAAAGACATTCCTAATGATGCACTCATGAATGCTGCGATGGCATTTTATGATACGTGTAAAAAAGGTAATGCCAAGGTCAACCTTACCGAGGAACAACAAGCACAAACTGGCACAGCACCATTTTAATGAGTTCACTAAATTTTTTTAGTAAACTTTTTGGTGGCTTAACGTCAGCATATGGTACTTACGAGCTCTCCGGAGCTCGTAGGTCCGATGGTAAAGCTGAAGGTAGAGCATTAACAAAAAAAGCAGAAGTCACTTTAGAACTATTTGCTAAACATCTTAAAGGAGAATTGTCTTTAGGTATCGTGCCTATTATGAAAGACAACAACTGCAAATGGGGTTGTATAGATGTTGATGAGTATGATGGATTTAATCCACTTCATGTAATCAAAAAAATTAGAGATTTAAAACTACCACTCTTTCCTTACAGATCAAAGTCTGGAGGACTACATATATTTTTACATATCAATGGTGTGATACCAGCAACTGATATGATCGATAAACTTACTAAGTTAGCTAGTAGATTAGGTTTAGCTGATTGTGAAATATTTCCTAAACAAAGAACAATAAATGTTGAGTTAGGTACAATAGGTAATTGGTTAAACTTACCATATCAAAATGCTCACTTGACTACACGTCATGCAATAGACGACACCGGCCAATCAATACCCATAGAAAAACTAGAAGAGGCAGTGCAACCTTTTTTAATTACACCAGAAGATTTTTATAAAATAGAATTAGATGAGTTGAATGATGATGACAAAGAGTTTGCTGATTATCCACCTTGTGTACAGAATTTTGTTAAGCATGCAGTTAAGCCAGGGGATGGTAGAAACGAGGCATTATTTAATGTTGGTGTTTGTATGCTTAAAAAACACGGTAAGGATGGCGCTTGGGAAGATGAATTAGGTGACATAAATAAATCATGGGGTGATGATAGAATAGATCCAAAAGAATTAAAGATAACTGTTATTAAAAGTTTAAGTGGAGACAAAGATTATAATTACAAATGCAGTTCTCCTATTGCTAAAAAATACTGTGATCAAGCTGCATGTGTAAAAAGAAAACTTGGTATTGGTAAAAAAGATTACAACTTTCATGTAGATTCTTTTCAAAAGATAAGCACTAAACCACCTAAATATATTCTAACTATAGATAAGAAACCTGTAAGACTAACGGGTCAACAACTTTGTCAGCAACAATTATTAAAAACAGAACTATTTGATTGTGATATTGTATGGAAAACTATGAAGACAGAAGAGTTTGGCTTATGGTTAAACTATCTTAAATCTATTCAAACTGCTGTAGAAGGTTATGACTTTACTGATGATGATAAAGATGAATTTGATTATCTATTTAGAAACTTTATAGATGATAGTCAGCTTGCGGATGATATTACACAGACACAAACAGATTATGTTCATGAAGAAGATGGTCATTTGTTTTTTAGAGCAGAACTATTTAAAAAATTTTTAAAGAAAGACGGAAACAACTTAAAACCTTTTGAAGTAAAAGAATTATTAATTGACAATGGAGCGGAGTACATAAGACAACATAAAGAATACAAAGGTCGATTGTGGAAGATACCTAAACCAACTAAGATTGATGTTAAAGAACGTAACGTCAGCTTCAACCAACAGAGTGCACCTTTTGACCCAGATTCACAATAAAACATTTAAGATATTTGGTCCTCCAGGTACAGGAAAGACTACTAGATTAATTAAAATAGTAGAAAAACATTTAAGGTTAGGTGTGAAACCACATGAAATGGTTTATGTTTCCTTTACAAATAAAGCTATTGATGAAGCTGTAGATAGAGTATTGAAAAAGTTTAAACAATATAATGAAGATGATTTTAATAATTTTAGAACTATACATTCTTTCTGCAAAAAAGAATTGTCATCATTACCTGTACTTGATCCTAGAGTAGACATGTTAAAATTTCACACTGATTGGGGAACTATTAGTGCTAACTTTACAGAAGAAGATGCTAACCACAAAGTATTTAATAATTGGTCCTTGAGAGTATATGATAAGGCTAGAAATATGTTGGTAGATCCTATCTCTTTATACAAAGCAGAACCAATTAAAAAAGTAAGATTACAACAATTTACCGATATAATAAGAAATTATATAAAATTTAAAAAAGATAATAAAATGGATTTTACTGATATGGTAGAGAAGTATGTAGAGGAAGTTAGTCCACCATCTTATAAAGTGTTTATAGTAGATGAAGCTCAAGATCTAACACCACTGCAATGGCAGTTTGTAGATAAGGTTGCAGCTCAAGCTAATAGAATTTATTTAGCTGGGGATGATGACCAGGCTATTTATGAATGGAACGGTGCTAGAGTTAGAAGTTTTTTAGACTTTGCAGGTAAAATATTTATATTAAATAAATCATACAGATTAAATGAAACTATACTTAACTTCTCTAAAGAAATACTTAAATTTATACCTGAAAGGCAACACAAAGAATTTACCTCAACTAATAAATCAGAAGGTTTTATTAAGACCTACAGTAGATTTAACGAGGTTCCTTTTGATTCTTTAGAAGGGACTTGGTTTGTGTTAGGCAGAGTTGGAGATAATGTCGATGAGCTAAAAGAATATGCTAGGCAAAAAGGCTTATACTTCCAAGATATGCGAGGAAATAAATCGTTCAATATAAACAAATGGAATGCCATAAATCATTGGTTAGCTTTACAAAAAGGTGAGAGCATAACTAAAGAACAGGTAGGGGTTTTGTATGATTTTATTGATCAAATTAAAAAAGGATGGAGAAAAATTGACAACAAAGCCTGGTCAAATATTCACCCTAATCAACCTTTAGATCTAGAGTTCTTAAAAAAGAATTGTGGGTTAGAAACTACCGAGAGCGACTGGTGGAAAGTCTTAAACAGAAAATTTACTGTGCGAGACTTGGATTATTTTGAAAGTATGTTAAAAAGGAATATTCAATTTAATGAAAAAGCAAAAATAATAATTGACACAATCCACTCAGTTAAAGGTGGGGAGGCAGACAACGTACTAATATATGAAAAAGCTAATTGGCCATCTAATTTTTCAACCAAGAACTTCAAAGACAAGATGGCTGAAGCGAGGGTTTGGTATACTGGTATTACACGGTCTAAGACATCCCTACATATACTCTCTACTAACCATACATATTTTTTTCCTTTGGGGCGTCTTGCATCTAATTTCAACCGGAGAACTATGAATGTATGAAAGTTTTTAGTAACAATCATATAATTACAGATATTGATGGTATAAAAGTTGTAGATAATTTTTTTACAGATGATTGCCTAAAAGCTTTAAGATATCGAGTTTTGTTTGGTAAACACTTTGATAAAGAATATCCAGGATATCTTGCAATTGATTACAAAGCAAATCAAGATTATTTAACAGATTTAATTGTAAATGAAATAAAAAACAAATTTGATCTTCCAGAATTTATTAGAGGTTGGAGTTTTCTTTATTTAAAAAATACATCTGGTGTACCTCTCCACTGTGATCCATCTATAGTAAATTTAAATGCTTGGATTTCTTCAGACGAAAGCGTGTTAGATGCTGACAAAAATGGATTACATATTTATAAAATTTTACCTCCTGAACATTGGAACAGATTAGATTGGAATGAAAATGAAGATAAATGTTTTGAATATATTAGAGAACAAAAAGTTGAACCTGTAAAAATTAAGTATAAAAGTAATAGGGTAGTTTTTTTTAATGGAGCTTTTTTTCATAAAACAAATGATGTTTCTATGAAAGAAGGTTTTGAAAACAAAAGAGTAAGTTATACATTACTTTTTGGTAATAATTTAGAATAAACAATGGAGTATAAATGAGCGATAAAGATATGTTTGATGAAGCGTTTCCAGATGGAAAACAAATTGGAGGATCTCACTATAAAAAATTTATTATTCAACCGTGGACTTTTATTAGAAAAAATGCCTTGAATCCTTTTCAAGCAAATGTAATAAAGTATGTCTGTAGATATTTAACTAAGGGTAAAACAATAGAAGATCTTAATAAAATAAAACATTATTGTGATCTAGAAATACAACACTTAAAAGAGGAAAATAAAAATGGCTTATCTAAACGCTAATATACCAGTAATTGAATGTTGGGTTAGAGGTAACTACCTAAGAGATCAAAAAGATTCACACGATAAATATTTTGAAGTAGGAGTATTTGGTTTTAGTTCTATACCAAACAGAGTACCTTTGTTTCATTTTTTAATGGAAGATGGTGGACTATGGTGGCGAGCACCGATTACAGCTTTCTGCACTAAACCAGGTGTAAAAGAATTACCATTAGATGAAGTGGTTATGTGGGACAGCTTTAGCTACAATGTAAGTGTTACAACTTTTTATGAACTAGCTGGTGCTACAATGCAATACACATCTAGACGTAAGGTAAAACGTAAAGGTAAATATCTTTTTACAATAGATTGGTGTGCAGGAGATTTTAATGAATTAAATTTTGGTTATGCAGAAAAACCAGACCAACATAAGTGTGGTCATGTACTTGAATTAGAAGACGGTAATTTTGCTATACAACCAAACAACAGATTAAAAATGTTTGATGCATCAATGGGTGTAGATCCGTCTAAAAATTGTATTAATAGGTTGGTTACAAGTAAAATATTTTCTGTTGAAAATTCTGCAAAATGGATTACCGATGAACATGAACAAGGTAGCTATGATTACCAACTAAGGAATTTAGATGAAGAAAAAGATTAGATGCGAACATAGTAAGTGTAGAAGAAACGCCATCGTTGTTGAAAATAAAAAATTTTATTGTGCAGATTGTTATTTGTTTGCAAAAGGAATTAATTTACGTAAAGTAAAATCAATACACGATACAAATAATAGTCAAAGAATACATTAATGACAACTGAATTAGTTTTTAATCAAACAGAATCTGATTGGAAAAGGCCAGAGAGTTACCCAGACTTATCTGATAGATCTATTATAGCTGTAGACTTAGAGACTAGAGATCCTAACATCAAAACTAAAGGACCAGGGTGGGCTACTAAAGAGGGTGAAGTAGTTGGAATAGCTGTAGCTGCAGATGGTTTTAAAGGTTACTTTCCCATTGGACATGAAGCTGGTGGTAACATGGATAAGAATATGACTTTGAAATGGTACAAAGAATTAATGGAAAATGGTGTGGATAAAGTTTGTCACAATGCTTCTTATGATATTGGTTGGACTAGATCTTTAGGTATTAAACCTGTAGGTAAAGTTTACGATACGATGATAGCTGGTGCATTAATTAATGAAGATAGATTTAGTTATTCTTTAAATGCATTATCATTTGATTATTTAGGAGAAGTAAAATCAGAAGCACAACTAAAAGAGAAAGCAGAAGAGTGGGGCCTTGATGCTAAAGCAGATATGTGGAGACTACCTGCAGGTTATGTAGGTCCTTATGCAGAACAAGATGCTGAACTTACATTAAAACTTTGGAATAGATTTAAAATAGAAATACAACAACAAAACTTATCTAATATATTTAGTCTAGAAACTGAACTGCAACCTATCTTAATTGAAATGAGAGAGCATGGAATTAAAGTTGATGTCAGTAAAGCAGATTCATTAAAGAAAAATTTTATACAAGAAGAAAATAAAAGATTAAAACAAATAAAAGACATGAGTGGCCATGATGTAGAGATATGGGCAGCAGTAAGTGTGGCTAAAGCATTTGATGCATTAAAGATTCCATACGAAAGAACTGCAAAGACTAAAGCTCCGAGCTTTACAACCAATTGGTTGCACAACTGTCCTCACCCATTAGCTAAACTTATTAGAGAAACTAGAGAGATGAATAAGTTTCACTCTACATTTATTGATTCAATATTAAGATACGAGCATAAAGGTAGAATCCATGCAGAAATAAATCAATTAAAATCAGATTCTGGAGGCACTGCTACAGGTAGATTATCTATGAGTAACCCTAATTTACAGCAGATTCCAGCTAGAAATAAGGAGTTTGGTAAACATATTAGGGCCCTTTTTTTACCTGATGAGGGTAAAAAGTGGGGTAGCTTCGATTATAGCCAACAAGAGCCTAGATTGGTGGTACACTATGCATCTAGCGTTGATCAGGGTTTTGAGGGCTCCTATGAGCTTTTAAAGGCCTATGAAAACGATGATGCAGACTTTCACCAGGTTGTAGCAGAAATGGCTGATATACCTAGATCTCAGGCAAAAACCATCAATTTAGGCATGTTTTATGGTATGGGAAAAGCTAAATTATCTGCAGAATTAGGTATAGATATTGAACAGGCTAAAGCTATTTTAAATGCCTATAACGAAAGGGTTCCTTTTGTTAAAATGTTATCTAATAGATGTATGACTACAGCTGATAAGAAAGGTTGTGTTGTTACTATTAAAGGAAGACATTGTAGATTTGATAGATGGGAACCTAAGACTTTTGGTATTCATAAATCTATGACTAGAACTGAAGCTGAAAGTAAATACGAAAGAGGTTCAATTAAAAGAGCCATGACTTATAAGGCATTAAATAGATTGATACAGGGATCAGCAGCAGATCAGACTAAACAAGCTATGATTAACTGTTACAACACCGGCCACCGGCCACTACTACAAATACATGACGAGCTTTGTTTTAATATTAGTAAAGATTCCGACATAGAAGAAATAAAAAATCAAATGGAACATTGTCTAAGCTACATAATGGCCTCTAAACTAGATGATCTAGCATTAGGTAAATGTCCTTATTGTGATACAGTTACTACTTTCATCCCTACAAAAAAACCAACTATTTATATTTGTGATTATTGTGAAAGCAAAGTTAGACAACATGTAAATGGTAAAGTGCATTGGTATAAATTTAGTGAAGTACCTTTAGGTAAATTTGATTAATGAAATTAAAAATGAAAGTTTTAATAGCTTGTGAATACTCAGGTATTGTAAGAGAAGCTTTCAAAAAAAAGGGTCATGATGCAGTAAGTTGTGACATAATTCCGACTGAAACAATAGGAAATCACATACAAGATGATGTTTTAAAACATCTAGATAAAAAGTGGGACCTTATGATTGCACACCCACCCTGTACTTATTTATCAAACGCAGGAGCTAGATTTTTATATCCAAAAGGCGAATTAAATAAAGATAGATTAAAATTAGGATTAGAAGGCAAAAAGTTTTTTATGGCATTACATAATGCTAATGTAAATAAAATATGTGTAGAAAATCCTATTCCATCAAGAATATTTGAACTACCAAAATATAGTCAGATTATACAACCATATGAACATGGCCACCCAATACAAAAAAGAACTTGTCTATGGTTAAAAAATTTACCTAAATTAAAACCTACAACTATAGTAGATATACGTCAAAGCACCAAAATACCAGGTAATTGGTTTAATAAAGGTGGTAAAGAAAGACAAAAAAATAGAGCTAGATTTTTTGAAGGTATTGCAAAAGCAATGGCTGATCAATGGGGTTAATTTAGAGCGCAGTATCCTTGGGTATATTGTTAAGTTTTTTAAAGATTACTTAACTAGCAATATCTAGAAGACCTTTTTGTGCGTCTTCAACACTTTGATCATTGATCTTTTTTCTAAGCTCTTTGATCTCTATATCCATCCACTTCATGTCAGGAGTTACTCTGCCCTGTACCAATGCTTGATTGGCCCATTTGGACTCCAGCTGAAGTTTCTCCGAGATTAACTTTTGTAGTGCCATCTCTTTTAACCTCCTCTAAGGTTAAGAAAAGTATGTCTGGATTATGAAATCCGGGACCTTCCTTTTCGGTTATCTGCTCTGAATCATAACTCTCACTAAAAGACTCTAAAGCAGCTTTATCATTATCAGCTTCTACATTTTCGTCCAAATAAACGTTTTTGTAGTTCGCTTGGATACGATAAAGTTTCATGAGATAATCTTATCAAAAAAGTGGTATAAATGCAACGTGTCAATAGGGGGTAAAAGTGTTGAAAACAGTAGGTTTTTAAGTATTAGTTGTTTTTTGACACACAAATTTAGTGTAAGCTCCGTATGTATTTACAAATTCTCTAGCTAAAGAAATCATTACATCGGTAGAATAAGTATATCCATAAACAGTACATTCATAATTATCATTAAATTCTTTTATAGGAGTAGGTATAACTTTACAGTCATTACCTGGCGTTGTACTGCATATTAACATTATTAAAATATACTTCATTTTTTATATTGACCTATCTTATTATTCATCTATATAGATAAGATGATTAAATTATTAATATTAACTATTATACAGGAGATAACATGAAGAGTAAAAGTAGAACCTTCTTTAATCTTGTCACAGAAGTAGATAACATACTTGGCAAAATGCATGCCAACGATTCGAATGGTCAACCTATAAATCCAGGATCAGATCATTGGAATGAAACAAGAGATAGGTTGATGTCGGTTAAAATAGGTGGTGTAACTAGGTTTACTACCTATCCAATTAATTGGAGTATGTCAGAACATTTGATACTTGACGAATTATGTAGCAGAAAAGATGTTCATGAAGCTCATATACAGCTTAGAAAGGATATGGAATAATGGGTGATCACATTACATTAGCACTTATTGTTTTGTTTATTATATTTTTTCCTAAATTATTTATAGGAACAATAGCTGTTATCGTTGCATTTTTTATGGGAGTAACAATATAATGGATTGGAAAGATAAACAGTATGCAGCTATTACTCGATTAAGTAAAAGAAAAGGTTGGGACTTCAGTGACAACAATCCCTATTTTGAAAGAGCATATATAGTATTACCAAATCCAGAAATTAAAACTAAATTACAAATGAAAAAGGAGTTAAGAAAACATGGATATAAATAAATGGAAATCAGTAGCAGTAAAAAAGGATACACATACGTTATTAACTGCTCTTTGTAATGAAAAAGAACGTAACCCAGCTAGGATGATATCTAAATTAGTAAAAGATTATGCAGAATTTCAAGCAAAGAAAAAAAATATATCAGTCGATAAATATATTTCAACTTTACTAAAAAAGAATGCGTCTAAACAGAGATAAACTTAATTGTATAAACAAAGAAACTGTAATTGATATTACTGCTAGTAACAATCCTGGTTTGTACTTCTTTTTTAATGAACAATATAAATTAATTTATATTGGAGAGAGTAAATTTCCTTTGGCTAGAATATTAGATCATTACTGGAGAAGTTATTCAGAAGGCAAAACTAAAAAAGGTGTTGGTCCTATATTTACATATTTTAGAATTATATCATTAAACACTGATGAAATAAGGATTAGACAGCACTACGAAAAACGTTTTATAAAAAAATATAATCCAGAACTAAATTCTAATTCTAACACAGCACCTTACACATTAACTTCTAGACAATTAAAAGCACATGTATTGCTTCATGAAAAGTTTTTTAAAAACATGAGTTGGTATAGATATATAAATGATGAGGTTTTAAAAAAAATGGATGAGGGTTTAGAACATAAAAAAAAATTAAGAAGAGCAACTTATTTAAAAACGGGGAAATGATGTTTAAATTTTATATATGGTTGATGGGTTGGTCTGGCACATTGAGTGCTTGGGCCTGGAGAAAACATGTTGCAATACTAAAAACAAGACAGAAAAAAATTAGGGCAGGAAGGTTTGATGATTTAGAATGAACAACGAAGTAGAAATTATAGATAATTTTTTACCTGAAGAAACAACTAAAAGAATTTATAAGGAAATGATGAGTGGATATTTCCCATGGCACATTTGTACTAATGTTGCAAACGAAGAAGATGACTCTGATGATTATTATTTTACTCATCAATATATTAAAGATGAAAAAGTTAATTCAGATTGGTATGAAATACATATTGTACCAATTATAGAAAAACTTAATATAAAAAAAATTATTAGAGCAAAAGGTAATTTGTATACAAATCAAAAACAATTAATAGAACATAATCCTCATATAGATTATGATTTTGAACACAAAGGAGCTTTGTTTTGTTTAAACACGTGTAATGGTTTTACTAATTTTGGTTTTACAAAAGTAGATAGTGTTTTTAATAGAATGATTTTGTTTGATCCTAGTAAATTACATAATAGTTCTACAGCTACAGATGTAATAGCAAGAGTAAATATTAATTTTAATTATTGGTAATATGAAAAAGACATTATTAAAAATAAACAACATGAAAAGATTCTGTAAATGGTTAGACCAAACAGGGGTACATCTAGAAATTATACGGACACTGACCACACATCCTTGGATGATGTCGTGGAAAGAGAGAGCTGGAATTGAAAAAAGATTAAAACAAACTCGTGATAGAGATTATTTTTGTTTTCATAGAGCAAAAAATAGATTAAGATGGCGAAGTGTTTATACACGTTTTCATCATTACGAAAAATCACAGGAGTTGTTAATATATGTTAAAAAAAGATATGCCCGGAAAAAGAATCAGAAAATCTAATTTAGAATCAGCACTAGAAATATTAGCACAAAAGCTAGATTCTAAGGAATATTCTAAAGTTACAAGTGTGATGTCCATGTTATTTATAGGACACCAGTTTGATTTAACTTCAGATGGTTTTGAGTTTATTAATTTAGCCATAAAAATTAAGAAAGAATCACATAAAAAAACATTTAAAAAAGCTTTACATAACAATGTTATTCGGTTAAAACCGAAATTGACTTAGGCATAAGTCAACTCTCTTTTTTTAGTTAATATAGAGTGAGAGGGTAGCAAACGGGAGACTGTAGCTACCCTCTTTGAACACACTTGACATTGACTTTAATACAACATATTCGTGTAAGTATGGAGCTACTACATGAACATATCATCAAAAATTTTAAAGATTATGGGTTTGAATATAGCTGAAAAGTTAATAGAAAACACACCTAATCCTGATACTCGAATATGGCGTTCAGTAATTTCGCTAGCTTTAGAAGATGTAATGATTACAAATCAAAATAGAACTGAATCTGTGTTGAAGGGAGAAGCACATGATTGGTTTTGTAGTGACAGTGAGGACTATAATATGGTATGCTTTCAGGCAGAATTAGATCCTAAATGGGTTAGAATGCGCTATTTAGATGCGTTAGAGAAGGGTATAATTAAGTTTACACGTAAACAGAATTTGAATATAAAGTATACTAAACAATATGAAAAACTTAGAGCAGCTACCGACAAAGATCAGAGACGCAAGATCAACAAAGTTATTGACCAATTGCGGAAAGCTATATTTGAGTGCACCGATTAAATCGATAGATCGTAATTTCTATAAATTTTTATTTAAAAAAATAAAGTCGAGGTTTTATAACTGATGATGACTACAGCTGACTGCGAACGTTTAGAAAAATACTTAGAAGGTATAAGAAAAAGAACAGATTACGAAACAGATAGGGTTGAAGAAAAAGAAATGCCACAGGACACCGGACAAAAAGTGAGTAAAGACACCATTCTTCAATCTAAATAAGATATTTCTAACTAAAACACTTTACACACACTCTCAGAATGTCTGACACTTGTGACATAGACCTCTTTTTAGACTATTTACATTGATATTACTTACTTATTTGATGTCACAACCACTTTTATTCTGTGACATACACTGACATTAGTGACACTAGACCACTTATGGACAAAACACCTAAACTTGGATACAGTCTTACTTGAGTTACAAATATCTTATTAGAAATGGCTGGAAAAAAGAACACTATAAAAACGATGCATGATTTGACTGCAAAACAAAGAAAGTTTGTAGATATCTATGTTGCTAATTACGGATTGATTAGTAAAACTGAAGCTGCTAAACAAGCGGGCTATGTTGCAAAAGATCCACACACCATTGCATCTAAGTTGACTAACCCAACTAGAAACCCACACGTTGTAAGATATTTAGAAAAGAGATTAGCTGTTGAAAGAAACAAGTATGCTAATCCATTACGTTCACATAAAAGATTCGAAAAATTTGGCGATGATGCTGCAAAGAAAAGTCAATTTGCATCTGCAATTAATGCTGAGTATAGATCTGGGCAATTAGCAGGAATGTTTATTGATAAGAAAGAAATAACTAACAACACTCTGGAGGGTATGTCCCGTGAACAACTTGAGAAGCGCTTATCTGAACTCGAATCAAAGATTGGTGAAGCGAAAAACATCATTAACGTTACGCCAACAGAAGATAGTTAAAACAGATAAGTGGATGATTGTATTTAATGAAATACATAATTCTCATTTGTCGATGAACGTAGGAGAAGTTATTATTAAAACTAGTGATACAAGAACATATGAAAAGAAGAAAGATCATGGTACTGATATGACATATGAAAATGAATTTAAGGTAAGTAAATGAATAAATATAAAATAGGTAAGACATATAAAAAAACAATTCCTTTAAATACTAAAAAGTTAGGCACAAAAATAAATGATTATCCTTTTGTAGAAATAGCTTGGCTTGATATCGAGGGGAATGCCGGTTGGTCTGACACAAAAACATTAAACAAAGAAAAATTACCTGTCTGTGTTTCTAAAGGTTATCTCGTATCACAAATAAAAGGTGTAACTAGAATATTTACTGATTACATCAAAGCCAAAGAAGGAGACTCATTCGAGAATATTGGTAATACAACTATAATCCCAACATCAGTTATACAGTCTATAAAAATATTGCATTAATGGATTTAATTATCTTACAAGACGGACTGTACGAGCTTATACCTGCAACAAAAGAAATGTTTGTAGGAGCAATCAAACCAGCAATTGTAGATTGTTTTTCTATGTGTGAAATTGTTAGAAATATACAAACAACTTACCTAGAAAGTATAAATAAATACGTTATGGTGGACAGTGGAGCGTATTTTTATGGTTGTATTTGCAACTAACTTGTCTTACATCAAATGGCCTTAAAAAAACGTGAATCATTGTTGTTTCAACGAATGCGTAAGAACATTAAAAAGGCGCATTTTACAAGGATAGAAAGCTCAACTGTACAAGGTATTCCAGACGTACACGGGTGTATAGATAGTAAGTCTTTTTGGATAGAAATGAAGTCAACTCAGGACAAGTTTCCGATACTGTCTAAGTTTCAAATGGCTTGGTGTTATGAGTATCAAAGACATGGTGGTAATGTATTCGTGCTGCACTCGGCCCTCTCGCACAGAGCTTTAAAACTTTACAGAGTGTCCGGTGAGGTGGATCCCTCGTCCCCTTCCTCGTTTTCTCGTTCCCTCGTTCTCGTTTATAGCTCACCGGACCCTGTACCGGAGCTGGCCTGGAAGGAGCTCAGGATGCAGCTGGTGAGAAATAGTTCTTGACAGCAAAACCTCGTTTGATATAAAGGAAAAGTCCATAAGGATTACTCAAGAGTAAAGCTCTGGCCTCCGTCCATGGAGAGAGTGCAGCGTGGCGAAACCTCGGTAGTCCTTATTTATCATCTGTCACCACCGGCTGGTCCTTGCTGGCCGGTGGCCTTCACCAAATCCTCGTTTCTAATCCTCGTTTCCTCGTTCCCGTTCCTCGTTTTAGTTCCAGCGTCCCTAGCGTGCCAACGGCTGCATCTCACCGACAGCAGACTGGCGTGGAACCTGTAGTGGATCCTCGTTTTCTCGTAGGGAAATGTACCTTTTGCTTACCTGATAGGCTGCTCCGCATCAGCCGCTGCGAAGCGGCTTCCCTGCTGGTTAAAAAATTATTTAAAAATAGTTCTTGACATCTATCCCATCAGATCTTATCTATACACACATGTGGATTTTATATACGACAACAATTTACCTACTGCTGTTATTCGGCACCGGTATAGTATCAATTAATTTTTAAAGGAGGAAACAGATGGGGACGGTAGACATTAAACAGTGGCTCGTTTTAGAGGAGAAGAGAGATGTATTATTAATTAAAGATATAGCAGAACACGGATGCGAAGGAGGCGTAACTGGACTGATATACTATTGGGAAACCACCGCATTCCATGACGAACATGAAAAGGAAATTTGGGATATCATACAACGTTTTGCCGTTGACAGCGGGCAGACGATAATGGAGTACTTAGCAATTGTTGCGAAGGATGCTGGGGACCTGAAGCAGCTAAAGAATAACCTCGTTTGGATTGCCGTTGAGTCGGTAGCACAGGACCTGGATCAAGAGCGCCAGCAGCCGGATGCAGGTGAAGCTGCGTGTTCGTAATTTTTCTACTAATATTTGCCTGTATTCTCTGGCCTGAGCTCACCTCGTTCTCGTTCTGGATCGTTGTCTCGTTGGTGGTAATGGCTTTCCAGGGGGCAGGACACGCTGCTGGTTGGCAGCCTTCACCAGTTCCTGCTGGATCAGGCTACGAAGCTGTCTTACCTGTGGAAAAAATTAAGTTTGACTTCTATCCCATCTATGATAAGTCTTTATCATTAACTAAAACAAAGGAGAAAAAAATGGGACTAGATCAATTTGCACATTTGCGAGATCAAAAACCTGATTGGGAAAAGATCTATTCAGATGAACATGAGCCAAAGAAAGATGGATTTGTGTGGAGAAAACACGCAAGACTTCAGCAGTTCATGGCAGTCCAACACGCTAAACAAAACAAGCACCAAGTACATGAGGGAAATCTAGCACATCTCGGATTTAATGGTGGCGATGAACCTGTATACATTACAGAAGAACTCGTTAAAGATTTAGCTGAAGCCATTCGTACTGACTTTAAAAACTTTGTAGCCAAAGATGGTTTCTTTTGGGGACAACAGTTTCAAGAAGAAAGTGTGAAGGATAATAAAGAAATGGATTTAGAGTTTTTGCAATGGTGTCGTGACATGATTGCAGAAAAGAAGGTGGCTATCTATCATTGTAGTTGGTAGATACTCACACTACGAGCGAGGTCTTTTGTCAGAGTAGCTCCTGTTTAGGCCTCGTTTCTCGTTTGTCGTTTGGTCGGCAAACTTTTTTATTTAACTTACTAGCACCAGCTGGGAGAATTTACTTCGGAAGGACAGGTGGAGATGACAGATAAAGTAGATCAATGGATTTGGTTTAAAAATAAAAATGGAAGAACTTGTAAAATTAAGTTGAAGACTTTACTTACTCGTGTTAGTAATTCTAACATTAACTATTACGCAACAAGGAGAGAAACAAATGGCACAACAAAACGAAGAACATCTAGAAGTAATAAGTCGGAACAAAGCTAAAGCATTCGAAGAGCAGAAAGAAATGCGTGAGGAGTGTTCGGCATTCATTAGCACTTGCTCAACCTTTCATTTGCAGGAAATACATTCAGAGATCAGACGATTGAAAAAGAGGTATTAATGTTAGTCCTCGTTATAGTCCTCGTTGCGATCTCGTTTCTCGTTATAGAACAATAGTAGCGGAGCCAGCAGCAAAACCTGACGTCCCACGCAGGTAGATTTCTCTGGTGTCAAGTTATTTTTTTGTCGTGAAGTTCTAAAAATTTACTGTGATGTCTAGGTCGCATTAGGTTTCAAATCTTAATGTGTGTTGCTCTATGGAAGACTTTTTTTTAGATAAAAAAAGAATTTGCATTATCTTTTAAAATAAATTAGATTTAATACAAATCTATATTTTATAGATTAACAACTAAACAAGGATAAATAACAATGAACAAAAAACAAAAAGCACAAGCACCTACATTAAGTAGAGCAGATAAGCGAGTATGTAAAAGTTACATAGATCAATCTTATCTTTTAAATAAATATCAAACATTGAAAGCTGACACAAAAGAGATCGTGGTTTCATACTTTGATAAAATAAAAACTAATGTCATTATTCTAGATGACCAATCTTACATTCAAAAGATTGAACGAACTCAACGAAGATTTGATAGTAAATCTTTTATTGAGTATGTTAAAAACTGTGGCGATCACAAATTGCAGTTGTTAGTTAATGGCTATTACAAGCAAATTGAAACGCTTGAATTAAAACCATTTAACGATAATCTAGAGAAAATAAAAAAAGGAGTAAAAACAAATGCCAAATAATAATGACAATAGCAACCTACCATCAATGAGTGTTTTATCTCAAATGATACAGACGACTATGCAGAATAAAGGCATAGATCAATCAAGAGTGCAATCACTATTGAACGAAGACGCAAATGGTAAAACACTTAACTACCAGATACTTTATAAGTTATTGGAAAGTGCAGTCGAGGAGTTTATCTTAATTAACAATGGCAACCCTTTAGCTGATGACTTTAGAAATAGAGTATTAGATAAAATGTCTGATGTTGTTAATATGCTGACAGGCAACCAACCACCAAACAATAGCTAATCAATTCTGATTGCGTGGCGACTAGATCGCCACGCAACCCACCACGCAACCTCAATAGAGGTACCAAGCTCACCAATTACACAGCATCTCACAACCCGACCCCGACCCCCCTTTTTGCTTGTTTATGGTACCTGACGCTTGCCCTTTACAATCAGAAACACACATGTATAAACTATAAAATACTTATGAATCTCGATACACTAACTACTGATCAATTAAGAGATCGTGTAGAAAAAGCATTTATTGAACATATTAAACTTTGTCAGGATAATTTTTTATATTTTGTTCAAGCGGTTTGGCCAGATTTTATTTGCAGAAAAGAA